TTTGTAATAACCTTTTAATATAGGGGTTAGACGTAACTATTTGAGTATGAGGTTAATACTCTTCTAATAATTGTAAAACAGAAGATAAAATCAACTCCATAGGAGGTCACAATGAGACAGAGATTGAGTTGGAATGAGGAGAAAGTCGCTGCGATCATGAAGCAGGCTGATCCTTATACCATGAATCAAGAACGGCACAATCCGCCGATTGAAAAGTACGAAACGGGCAATCCTTCCGCTTGGGCGGAAGATCAGAATAAAGCTACCCCGTGGGCAAATGAAGGTCGTACGGAAACAGGTCATCCCGCTCCGGCTCGCGAAGCCGTCGTACAGGCGCGTAAGCTCGAAGACAAAGCCCTCAAGTGCATCACGATTGCTCAGAGAATGCTTCCCGGTGCAGTTGATGCAATGGTTGAAGATCAGGCCACGGATCTTATGTTCCTGCCTGAAAAGTCGATCATGGCCACTCTTCAACGTCAATCCGATCTCGCCACGAAAATCGCCGGCGAAATGAAGGAAGACGATGAGGATGCCGAGAAAAAAGACGAAGGCGATGAAAAAGATGCTTCCGGTGCAAAGTGCAAGGAAGATGAAGACGAGGAAGCTAAGGCAGCCAAGAAAAAAGATGAAGAGATGGACGAGAAGGACGCTGCCAAGAAAGACGACAAGGAAATGGACGAGAAGGATGCTGCCAAGGCCAAGAAAGACGAAGAGATGGACGAAAAAGATGCGGCCAAGGCAAAAAAGGACGAAGAAGTCGAGTCCAAGAAAAAAGACGACGACAAGGAAATGGACGAGAAGGATGCTGCCAAGGCCAAGAAAGATGACGAGGAAGAGGAAGTAAAGGCCAAAAAAGAAGAAGACGACGAGAAAAAGGCCCCGAAGGAAGAGGAAGTTTCCGCTTCCGATAAAGATCTTCTCGACATTCTTTTCGACAACGCTGAAGTTGCGGCAGCAACTGAAGCTGCAGCGCCGAAAACCGGTGCCAAGAAACTCAGTGGATTAGTAAAAAAACAGGCATCTACCGGTGACCCCCTGGACAACCTGTGGGACACACCGCCTGATGTCAGTTCGGCGTTCAAATAACCCTTTTTAATCACCTTAGGAGGTGAGCTTAAATGGCGTCTTTCAGTAACCCTTCGCCGGATACCCATGTAGAAGTTCTGTATCGTCAGACGTATAACAGCGTCGGTGCTATCACCGCTGCTGGTCTGACTCAGAATAATACAGTAGGTAACGCGCAGAAGGCAAACAACGCTCGTTGGGTCGCTTCAAAACCGCCCCTCGGCATTCTTGCCGGTAGCGTAGTAGCCGTTGCTGGTGACCTCTCAATCGGCCCCTGTGCTGGTGATAGCTCCGCGACCTTTGACAAGGCCGTTGGTATTGCTGTCAACAATGCGGTGGGAAATCCGTATGAGTCAAGTTCAGCAGTAGCGTCTGGAAAAGCAGTTTACGCTCATGGTACCGGTACGGTTTTCAATACCGATATTTATGAGACCAAGCAAACTGACGGGACCGCGAATGTTTCGTACACAGCCGGCGATAAGCTCTATGCAAGTCGCAACGGTCTGCTCACGAACGTTAGTGGAATGGACAACACCAATTTGACGTACAGCACTCTTATTGGTATCTGTCTCAAGGCCCCGAATCCGTCAGATCCATTCATGGCTGTCCAACTGAGAATATAAGGAGGTGAGTTAATCATGCCAGAACAGATCAGTAATGAACTGAAACAGCAGATCATATCTGAGTATATGAAGACTGCGTCCGGGCGTGCCAAACTCGCCGCGAGTATGGTACAGCCTTTGCGTCTACGTAGGGATTACACATCCGTCGGCCGTAAGACTTTCCTGGTCGAACAGCTCCCTGATGGTGCCCTGCCGATCTATGACAAGGATCCGAACGTAACCGCATACATCGTCGGTGAGGAAGGTCAGAACATTCTGGCCATTCAAAAGCCGCGCCGTGTTATTTTCCCCTTGTTCGAAATTGCATCCAATCCTGAAATCCCGTTGACCCAGGTCAAAGAGCGTCGTTTTGATTTGATCGAACGTGCTCAAGATTTGGCGAAAGCTCAGATTCAGGCTGAAGAGGATACCCGCGTGTTTGACGTTCTCGATGCTGTCGCAGCCAATGGTTTCGACAATATCGGTGCAACGAACGCGGACGTCGCCGCTGTTGCCCCGCTTACTCCTGCTGACCTTGCTGATGCGTTTGCACGGGTTGAACGTAACGACCTTCGGGTTGCTCGCGTTTTTGCCAATGCTCTCGACTACAGTGATATCAGGAAGTGGGGACGGGATGTACTGGATATCGAAGCTCAGGCTGCGTTGCTGAGGACTGGTCTGATGGCCACCGTTTGGGGTGCCCAGATCATAGTCAGTCGCCGGGTTCCGACCGGTTACATCTACGTTTGCACAGAACCTGAGTTCTTCGGCAGGATTCCAGTGAGGACGGAACTTAGCGTCCTTTCTGCGGATGATCCGAAGAATCGTACTATTGGTTTCTCATGCTTTGAGAACCTTGGTATTGGGTGTCATAACCCGCTGGGTCTTTGCAGAGTGGTTATTTCTCGCTAAACCTCAGCCCGTAAGGGTTGGTTTAAAGGCTGTCAGGAAACTGGCAGCCTTTTTTATTTGACTTTTTGGGGTCATTAGTGTATATTATGGTGTATGAATAAAGAAAAAAGAGAATTACTGACGAATGATGTTCTTATCTCTCTTTTTCAGGGAGGAATAGCAGATGCAAAGATTGGAGATATGTTTGGTTTAACAGGGGAGGGAGTTGCTTATAGAAGGAAGAAGTTAGGGTTGGAGACCAATAAGAAACCGACTCAATACAAAGGTGATGTAAAATTGCTGAAATCTACATCTGCTGATGTTTTGAGTGAGGATTATTATAGATTGACTAAGGAAGGATTCTCAGACAAATATAATCTTTCAAAAACAGTGTGGCTCCCTTATCTTCGTTCTTTAGGTATCATAAATAAATATGAAAAACGGATAAGGGATCTTCCGCCTCTTACGCTCGATCAGGAAAGGCTCATTATAGCAGGATTATTAGGGGATGGGGGAATAGATGAAGAAGGCCGTTATTATGAATTTCACTCAGGGAAACAACTTCAATATCTTCAATTGAAACAAAGGTTGCTAAAGCCCTATAGTAAAGAAATAAAAGAAGTTTCAGATGGTTATAGATTTGCAACAATTAGTCATCCGGGTTTAAAAAAATTTCGAGAATTATTTTATTCAGAAGATATAAAAGGAAAACTTATTCCATTAGAATTTATATCAAATTTATGGGATGATTGCATTCTGGCTTATTGGTTTTTTGATGATGGTAATTTTTATGACGGTGCTGATACTATCGTAATAGGAAATTTCTGCCCTGTACAGGATCAGCTGTGTAAATTTGTTGATTTTTTAAATGATAAATATTCTTGGAAATTTTCTTATACTTTGAATAAAGTATTTCTTCCTAAAAGATACATCAAAGAATTTGGAAAACTTTTATTGCGTTTTGCTACTCCTGATCTTTATTATAAAATTCCAGAAGATTGTTTGAATCCTAATTTGGTTTCTGAAATAGTATTACAAAATTTTAATTCTATAAAACCAAAATTTTATAGAATTACCAATGATGAAGAATTAAAACACCAAATGGAAATCATTGTTTTTAATTACTACCGTAAAAAAGGATTTCCTTATAGTAACTTAACAGAAGATAGATTATGTTATTTTTTAGATACATTTATGAAACTCAAGCCCAAAGAAGAAAAAGGCTCTATCATACATAACACGGCGGGTCAAAATCTTTGTGAAAATTTTTTTCCCAATATTTATGAATGTCATCGAAAGGGTTATAAATCTCCCTTGGAATTGTGGCAGGAAGATGATTATTTAAAGAAATTGGTAAAAAACAGATTACAACATGCGGATAGACTTACTTCTGCTGCTTTTAGGACTGGGATTAAATTGACCAGGGCGTGTGTCTCAAATTTTAAGCCGGCAATTGCCAAATACCTTTATTCTCAATTTTGTTTAAATGGAAAAGTACTTGATTATGCTTGTGGTTTCGGTTCCCGTATGCTGGCTGCCATGTCGCTTGGAATGGAATATTGTGGTTTTGAACCGGCCGAAAAGACTTTTGAAGGATTACAATCTTTCGGAAGATTTCTTAAGAAGCGTATAGGAGGTCAATATGAAATTAGGAAAGAAGGCAGTGAAGAATCTGTTTTTAAGAAAAATTATTTTGGATTTGCATTTTCATCTCCCCCTTATTTTGATTTTGAGCACTACTCAAATGATTCTGGACAAAGTCTTGTAAAATACCCCCAGTTTGATTCTTGGTTAAAAAATTATTGGTTTAAGACAATGCAGAATTGTTATGAAGCTTTAATTCCTGAGGGATTTTTCGGGATTTGTTTAAGTAGTTCTACTCTTGGGAATCTTTTTGATGAAACTTTTTCTTTTGCAAAAGAGATAGGATTTTATTTTTATAAAGATTTTGCGGTTCCTTTTAAACATGTTCTTTCTGGGGGAAATAAAACCGAGACAGTTTTAATTTTTTCTAAATTTCCTGCTTCAGCAATCCCAAAAATATATAAAAAAAATTATAGTCCTAAGATTTCTTCTATTATTAAAGATGAATTGATGGAAGTATCTGGTATAAAAAGAAAAATACATGATGATCAAGAAATTGAAAAAGCTATAAATAAGTTTAAAGAGATAAATAGTATGAAGGGTGTCTCTCGGGACACCTATAAAGATGGTACATTAGGTGTTCCCCCGTATGTTTTAGAGCATAAATTCGGCTCATGGAATAAGTTTTTAAATTATTGTGGGTGTGATCCGGTATATGTGGCTCATACTCCGAAAGAGCATATTAAGAATTATTTGGAAGAATGTTTAAAAGCAAATAAAGTTTTAAGTTTTTATGGATATGAAAAAAACACTGGAATTCCTTCAACAAGATTAAAACGTTTATTTAATGCAGGTAAGCCTTTTCATCATCTTAAATTTGATTTGCAGAGGATTGCACTAAATTCTGCTCTTTGGTCTGATTTCCTGAACAATTTTTAGTACAAACTGATTTGATCGTACGAAGGAGATCTTCAATCAAGAAGGGTTTTGGAAGGATTCCAACGAAACCAAAATCTTTAAAATCAGTCATCATGGAATCACTGGTATAGCCACTTGTAAGAATTGCTTTTACGGAAGGATTGGTATCTTTTAAAATCTGCAGTGTTTTAAATGCCCCCCTGCCCCCGGGAATGACCAGATCCAATATTACTGCATCAAAAGGATTTTTGTTTTCAAAAGCGAATTTATATCTGTTTATTGCTTCAGTCTCAGATTCAACGCCCACGGTTTCATAACCATAATTTTCTAAAATCATTATGAAAACGGACAATACATCTTTATTATCTTCCAAGATCAGTATTTTTTTAGACATGATTAAAGCATTATGACATCGCTACTCGTGTTGTCTCTGCCGAAATCATGAATTGCCCCATCAGTATCAAATACTCTGATTGCTTCAAGGAACCATATTCCGGTTTTTGCTGTTGAGGTCCATAGGATAGAACCGGTCAAGTCGGGACCAGTATGGACTATTCTTTTCTTCTGCCAGCCGTCTTCGTGTCGGAAGTAAAGATTTACCCGGCCAATTTGGGTTTCATCAGTAAAATAAATATCTCCAGATAACATGGGAAAAAGAACCGGCAAATAAATGGTGGATATGACAGTGGTATCATTGCGGGAAGGATAATTATCATAATAATTGACGGAATTGCTCGTGAGACTAATGTAATCCAATCTTAGGCGCGTGTCACTGAAGAAATTTCTTGTCTCTTTTAAAGAAATGGGGTATGTACCAGGTTTTGTAAAAATATGGAGAGGGCTCTTAACTGTACTATCAATTGAACCGTCTCTGAATTTCCAGTCAAAACTTGCAACGCTGGAATCTGTCATCCATCCTGTGCTTAGATTAGTGAAGTCAACGAAAAAAGGAGCAACACCATTGGTAAAGTCAGCAACGAAATCGGTTAATAAAAATCGAGGAAAATTATTGATTGTAAGCAAAACATCAGCAGTTGCGTCAGGTAGAATTCCATTATATGCCCGGATCGAATAAGTTCCAGCATCTTCCGGTATGAGAGTATTGATTGTCAAAGTGGTTGAATCGGCTCCGGATATTCTTCCACCATTGATGAGAGCGGTTCCATCAAAGCTCCATGCATAAGTCGCATCAGGAACTGCATCAGCTATAGCGGAGAATGAGGTAGTTTCAGCTATGCCTCTGAGGGCATCCGAGGGTTGCAAAATAAAAATTGGGAAGGTTGTCATAATTTTGATTCGTTAAACTGTTGCGTCACTTAATCTCCATAGGTTTGTAAAATCCCAGTTTACATACGTAAATTTGGTCTGCATTTCTAAAGTTGTTTTACCCTCGCCCCCGAAAGAAGTAGTTTGTTTGGAAGTTTCTACATCCCAGTATGAATTAATTATTGTCGCGTCAGGAATTGAAAAGCCAATGAGACCCCCTATGTAATCAGATAAAATTGTAAGCGTGGCATCATTAGAAGTTGTGTCAGGTAAGATTCCATTGTATACTCGAACGGAATAAAATCCAGCATCTTCTATGGTCAATGAAGCAATGGTTAAATGGGTCGTATCTACTCCTGTTATTCTGCCCCCATTAACCAAAGGAGTAGAATCAAATAGCCATTCATAAGATACTGTGGGAGTTCCATCAGCTCCTACGAAAAAGGAAGCATTCTGATATATATGCATAATGGCAGATAATGGTTGCAAGTTGATGACGGGAGCAGAGCCCAAGTCTTCAAAAGCCCCCATATTTGGAGGATTGGAACGAGATTTATTCAATATGTCAAGAGTTGGACTATCAGTGAAATGATGCCCTGTATGTCTGGCTGGGCTTGAAGGTTGAAGAATATATGGTTCTGGATCAGAGCCATTATATAAAGGATCAAGATTTTTTTCCGTTGAATCTAATACTAATGGGTTGCCTTCCGGAGAATCCGGGATTTCCGGAAAGTAATCATTATAGGTATGCTGAAAAGTCATACCACCTACAGGAGTCCATGATTCAAAATCAAAGATTACTTTATAAGGAGAACCAGAAACAATATTATTTCTAAAGCTAAAAATAGGAATTGTTCCTGTACCAGATAATTTTATAAATACACCTATAAAATCAAATGTATCAGGATTATACCCAACAATTCCATCAAATGTATTATTTTCAATAATCAATTGATCCATACTTGAATTAGAAATAGAAATAGAAATACCAGCAAAATTATTTGGAGGAAGATTTAAAACGACAAATAAATTATTTACAAGACGGAATTTTGTCACGCTTGTAGAAACATCAAATAGAC